CTTGGCACTGTCACCTGCTGGAGCCGGAGCCGCCTCAGGTTTTGGTGCTGGTGCAGATTCAGTAACAGGTGCACTTACTGGTGCCGCCTCTGCCACTGGCGTTGCCGCCGGAGCCGATGCTGTAGGAACTGCTACCTGTGGTTTACCTTGGTAAGCCACCCCTGCTGGTCTGAAGTACTGTCCATACTGCTCAAGATCATACGCCTCACCTTCAACAGATTTCTCAAATAATTCTTTGATTATTTTTACTTCTGCCTCTGTTGGCTCTTTTGGTCTGAAGTCACCTAGGTTGTGTAACCCATGCTTGTCAATTGCGGCTCTTTCAGCCTCGTCGAGAGCTCTTTCTCTTCTTGACCATTTTGATGTTGAGTAGTCAGCATAACCACCTTTTGTTGTTTTAGTAATTCTAAAGTCAACACCTTTCATGTAATCAGTTGGCATTTCTTCCATCTCTGGATCCATTAATGCTCCTCTGATTATGTTGAAGATCTGAGGTCCAATAATAAATCTTCTAATCGGATTCTCAGGTTTTGTGTCTTCTGCTAACGGATTCGTTGTAACAAAACCTTGGAAAATATAACTTTTCTTTTTCCAATATTTTCTACCCATGTCTTCCATTGACTTGTCTTTGAACCACGGTCTCACTTCTGTGAGTACTGGACAAGTTTTTCCATACATCTCCATGCATGGTACCTGTACTGTCACTGGTCTAGAATCAGTCTGACCTTTGATACCTGCGAAAGGTAACTTGATCATATTTCTTTCTGTCCAGAAAAACGTGTTAGTTTCGTCCCTGTCTGGTAAGAATCTAATTACTGCTTCAGATCCTTCTGATATGTTCCAGTGTGGGTAGATGGCGTTGTCTCCGCCTGTGTTGGAAGTGGAGCGATTCACTTCTTGAGATTTTAACTTCGCTCTTATTTCAGCTAATGATGCCATAATGTAAGCCTCCTTGTGTGCCTATGTTTGTTGTTTGCCTAAGTGTATATTAGACATATAGTACATAATATACAACTATATTTATCTAATGTCTAGTACTATTATTGGTAATATGGATATTTTATTATGATAGATTAGCCAGTGTCTTGATTCTGTCTAGTTCTGTGTTTATCTCTTCTGCTTCTTCTTGTGTTTCCACTGATGGTTCTTCTTCTGAAAAGAATTCTTCAAGTTGTAATCCTGCCATTTCAATGGCATCTTTTAATGTGTACTCTTGATCTCCAACTTTAAATTTGTCGCCTGCCTTCATGCCTGCCGCTTTTGCTTTTCTAACGGCATTTGCAAACTCATTGCCTTCTGTTTTGTCAGCGTATCTAGGATCGCCTGCTTTCATTCTTTGGTATGCAGGATTATTCATCATCTTGTCTGCTTTGGTGACGTCTAATTTTGTTGCGTTCTCTTTGTCCTTCTTTTCAATTTCAGGATCTTGTTTTGGTTCAGTTGCGTACTCTCTCAACTTGTCATAGTTCTGACTCAAGTATTCTCTTGCGGCATCGTAGTCTCCTGACTTGAACGCTGACTTGCTGTCTTTGTCAAGCACGTCATATATCATCTTGCCATCGTCGCCTCTGTACATTGATACGTAAGGTTTGATTGTTGCTTCACCAACGTTGCTGACCCAACTTTCAAATGCTTCAGTTTCTTTCGCTTTGCCTTTTAAATCTTTTTTAGGTGCGAACGCTCCTGGCTCCATTCTAACTTCTTTTCCGTACTCTGGATCTTTCTCCATTTTCTTGTAATCGTCAATGTATCTCTTTGCTAGTTGCACTGCAATTTTTTTATTTTTTATGTAGTCTGGTGTTGCTTTAAAAGTTGCTGAATTTTCCTGCTCCATCTCGTCTGCTACTCTTGAAGCAAAGTTTGCCACTCTATCTTCCTCACCTGATTTTGTTAACAGTCTTGATGCAATATCTGAAAGTATCGAACTCAACATTGTGTTTTTGTTTGTAAATTTTGTTACTTTTAACATCTTGTCTGCAGAGTCATCTTTTCTCAAAACTAATTTTCTGTCAGGATCATTCAAGAAACTTTGCACTACTACGCCATGATCGACTGGTGCCTGTACAGGTGCGTCGATTGGTTCTTCTCCCGGATCTAATTCGTTTACTTGTTCTTCTTCTTTTGTTGTTTCAAGTTCACTCATAATCCTGTTGATAAGTGGAAAAGCGTCTTCAACTCTCTTGTCTAAATTTGTCATTGTAAACTTTTCTCTTAATTTGTTCACGGTCTCATCATCAAGTATTTGTTCTTCTGAAGTTTTAAAGTCTTTACTTGCATTTTCATAGTGAGATTGTTTAGATAGGTTTCTCATGTACCCTCTTAAATTTTCTAATTTTAGTTTTGTTTGCTCTATGATATCACCTGCATTATCATTTAGTTGGTCTTTGTTAGACGCATATCTTGAAAATGAATTTAATTTTGCTATGTCTTCTGAAGTTTGTATAATATGTTGTCCAAATTCATCATGTGGCCTTCCACCATTAGCAACGTGTCTTGTCATAGCTCTTGCACCTGCTAGGTGTGTCATTGGATATTTGAATCTTTCACCATCTTCATTTTCGATGTATAATGATTGTATCTGTCTTGATCTTGCACCAGGCACAGTCTCATCAACTTTGCCTTTGTGTCTTATTATTAATTTTGTTTTGTCTAGGTTTTCAAATGAACTTTTTGATGTACCTGTAAGTCCTTCTGCAACTGGTGCCTTTTCAACACCTGCTAATTTAGTGATTCTGTTAAGTTCTTCCGACATTTCATCAGTATTTACCGTTTTGTTCGTATCTGCAAGATTTTCATAATCCTGCTTCGTTAGGTTCGATTTAGTGATGTCTCTGACATCAAATCTTAACTGATGCTCAACAGCAAAGTCCTTAAGTTCTTTAAGGAAAGCATACCATTCGTCTCTGCTGTCCTCATCAATTTTGCTTACTAGATCTCTATTATAGTAAACTTTCATGTTTTCACCATCTGCAAGGCTGATGCTAACTGAACCAAAAGTGTCTGCGTCCTCTTGAAATTCAAACTCAAAAAATACAGCACTGCCTGGATCAGCCGTGGCCGCACCGTTTTCGTCACCTAATCTGATGTTTGAAAACTGCGATCTAATTTTGTTGAATAGATCTTGTGAGTTTTTAGGGTTCATATAGTGTATTTATTAACCTGTAAAAGATCCAAAGATTGGCATTGGAGTAATCTGACTGGTCCTGTCCGTCCATTTTTCGAATATTTTAGGGTC